AAAAGTTGAAGTGACAGGCAATTTAATTGGGCCAGACCGTGAACCATTAATCAATGCGCTAAGTAGCGGCAAGCTTTTTGAAGCATCAAACGTGACCAAAGGCAAAAAGGCAGGATCGGCAAGTGTCGCTCAATTAGTACGTCGTCACGGTATGGATGTTTACGCTGTGGTCAAAGGTCGTGACTTGATTGGCTGGATAACACTAGGTGATGTTGAAGTAGCACCGACTGAAGCAGAAAAGCGTGCAGAAATGACCGCGTAATAAAAAACGCCCTTCAGATGCAACTGAATGGGCGCTTACTTACTTAAAACACTAACTAAGAATTGGAGTATGACATGAAATTACCAACCATTCAAGAAAATAAAGATTTGCAGCAAGCGGTCGATGCTAAAGAGCTTTATATAAAGCTAGGTCTTAACCCTGCTCACTGGTCGCGTTGGCACGGAATGAATATCGAGCAAAACCCATTCGCTGTAAGCGGATTGGATTTTGTAGCATTCACCATGATGGTGAATGGTCGTGAGTTCCCAAACTATCTACTGTCAATCGAGTTTTCCAAAAAGCTAGCAATGCAAGTGCGTACTGAAATGGGCGAACGGATCAGAGATTACTTTTTAGAGTGCGAGCGCAAAGCAAGTCATCCAGTCGTGGCGCTACCTGATTTCACCAATCCAGCATTGGCAGCTAGAGCATGGGCAGATGAATACCAAGCAAAACAGATAGCGCAAGAGCAGTTAGCGATTGCAGCACCAAAAGCAGCGGCATTAGACACACTCAGCCATGCTAAAGGTTCGCTTGGTGTACGTGAGACAGCAAAGGCTGTTGGCATACCTGAGCGCGAGTTTGTAAGGCGCTGTCTGGATAAAAGCAAGCCTTTATCATCACGATTCTTGTACCGAGACGACAAGGGTAGGCTAAACGCACACGCCCACCGTATCAAGCAAGGTTTTATGACTCAGAAGGTGTCCAGTTATGAAGGTAAGGATGGTTATGACGTTGCGACTATCCAAGTCAAGTTTACCGCAGCTGGTGTGGCCCATATCGCAAAATTAATGCAAAACAAGCCAGTTAATCATTTAAGAGTTTTGGAGGCAGTGTAATGCACTACTACAGCTTTAACATCAAAGACTATCGTAAAGACACTCAACACTTAAAACCGATGGAGCATTACATCTACCGCATGCTAATAGACCTCTATTACATGGATGAAAAACCAATACCGAAAAAAACCCAATGGGTTATGCGTCGCTTAATGTTGGATAACCCCGAATACGAAATCATGCTTAAAAACGTCTTGGATGACTTCTTTTATGAGTGTGATGACGGTTTTAGGCATAAACGCATAGATTGTGAGATCACTAAATACCATGGCAATGCTCAAAAAAACCGTGAAAACGGTAAAAAAGGGGGTAGACCTCGTAAGAATAACCCAGAAAAAACCCAGTCGGTTTCTGATGGGTTGCCAAATGAAAGCCAAAATAACCCTAACCAAGAACCAATAACCAGTAACCAAGAACCATATATTAGTAATAGTAATAATAGCTCGTTTGAATTTTCTGTCATTGAGTCAGTAGCAGATTGGGAAACGCCAGAGCTTGATGAGATGAATACGATGCTAATGCTAGGAGCACCACCAATGCCAGCAATTAGCCAAGATCAGTATGACTACCAATCAAGAAAGTTTAAAAACTACTACGCTGAAAGAGAAATTGAAGGCTCTTACATCAAGACTGAAGCAAGACGCAAAGACATGCTATCAGAATGGATAAAACGAGACTATCAGCGTAACAAGGCAAACTATCAGGGGAATACAAGTGAAAGACATCAATCAGCTAACAGCCAACATCAACCAAAACAATCAGCAGCCGATATTTACGCAGCAAACATTGCAAGAGAACTCGAAGAATACGAAGCAGCTCATTAGCAAGCAGCAAGTAGGCGAAATGTTTGCTAAGTGGAAAATCTACTTCAAGTCAAAAATGAAAGATGAGGAATGGGGTTTAACGAACATCTTACTTTGGACAGCGGTACTCAATGAGTTTGATGTGACAGAGCAAGAGTTGATCGAAGGTACGACCAAAGCATGTTTTGCAAGAGAACTTAACGGTTGGCCACCTACGACAGCCACAGACTTTATCAACATATTCAGAGTTGAAGTAGCAAGCGAATATCCATCAGCACAGTCAGCCTTCAACACAGCTTGCCAAAATTGCGGCATGAGAGGTGATGTTAAGCGCAACTGGAAGCATGAGGTGGTATATGAGACAGCAAACCGTATTGGTTGGGGAACGCTAGCCAGTGCAACCGATTATTACTTTAAAGCCTTTCAGAGCGTATATGACGAAGTGGTCAGAGAGCATAAGAACGGAGCTACCTTTGTAATCCCTAAGTCACACCAAGTTGAATATGAGCGCACCGTAGTAAAGCCTGGTAGTGAAGCGGACAAGAATATCACTGAGCAGTTATCGAAAATTATGAAGGTGGCGGTATGAGCAAGCGCATGACCATAGGGGATAACTTTGAAACAAGGCTAAATGCGCTACGTCACATAGCCAACAGTCATCCAAAGTGGGTTGGACGTACAGAGTTATCAAAAACATTAAAGGGAACGGTTAGAACGCATCAGAGGACGTTACAGGAATTGGTCGATCTGGGTTATTTGGAATGTGATAGATGCAATCCAGCAGGGTATCGATTGGTCAAAGGCAAGTTTGAGGAGTTTCAAGGGTTATGAGAAAGAATGTACAAGCATTAGGTCGCATGAAGTCAGGGAAGATGAACGGTACCGAAAAGGCTTACGCCCAGCATCTAGAGTTGCTGAAAAGAGCAGGTGAAATCGATTATTACTCATTTGATGATATCAATTTACGGTTAGCAGACAAGACGTTTTATAAGCCAGACTTCTTGGTGATGCGGTCAGATGGACAGTTGGAAATACATGAGGTCAAAGGTTTTTGGACTGATGATGCGCTTGTGAAGATTAAGGTTGCTGCTGATAAGTTCCCATTCAAGTTTATTGCCATCATGAAGCAGACCAAAAGGAATGGCGGTGGTTGGGATATTCGAGAGTTTTAAATATAAAAAAGTATATCGAAGTTTATAAATGTTTATTAGTGAATGGGATTGGAGGATAGGGCAATGGGTGACGTTGATTGCACGTTTGATGATGGTATTGAGTTACAGACCTTTGGAGAATTACCAATGCAAAAAATGAGATTAATCGGTATAGCAGGTAAAGCTCGTAGCGGTAAAGATACGGCTGCTAAATACCTACTGAATAAATTAGGTAGCAACTGGTCAACAGCATCGTTCGCTGACCCTATGAAGGCCATGCTCAACGCCATAGACGTTGACACTAGCGATGAAGCCAAAGACTTACCTAGTAATCAGTACGGTGTATCTACACGTTATATGCTGCAAACGCTTGGCACTGAATGGGGCCGTGATGGTATAGGCAGTAACTTTTGGATTGATGTTTTCGCTAGAAGTAATGCAGGTCAATGCGTGATTGTGCCTGATGTGCGTTTTGAGAATGAAGCTGACTTGATACGCAAGCATGGTTTCTTAATACACATGGAAGGGCGTGGAGGGATTGAGGGTAGCCACATATCAGAGCAATCACTACCAGTAAAAGATGGCGACATTGTGATAACTAACAACGGTTCACTGTCTGAGCTGTACGCAAAACTTGATTCGATAGATTTAACAGGTGAGGCCAATCAATGATCACTAACGAGGAAACTTACACCAACAACGAGACTGGCCAAGCTGTCTTGGTACTGATGACCGATGATCATTATGTGCATTTTCAATCTGAAGGGTTTATTAAGCATTTATTTAAGTATGAGTTTTTAGAACAATACACAGTGGAGCCAAAAGCATGAATGGTTTAGTCACAGGATTAATGATTGTTCACTTTGTTTGCTCGTATCTGATTGCATTTAAGTTTGCCAGACTGGTTTTTCCAGATGGTCACGGTTTCAAAATCAGGTGGTATCACAAAGCGGCAAGCAGTTACGTTTTAGCATTACCGATATTTTTACTTTTGGCTTATTTGATGGTGAGGTGGCAAGCATGAGCGACGTAATCGACAGGGACGTGAAAGTAAAACTGGCAGCATGGGGTGCATGGACTCGTAACATTGGCAACACTGGCAGTTGCTCAAGTCCAGCGCAAGCACTTATCAACTGTGCACCAGTCTGTGATAGTGAGCACAAACGATACGCTAGATACGAAGCATTTGAGCATATAAGCGATGATGAAGCTTTGGAAGTAGAAAGGGCTATGGCGACGCTCAAACGCTACTCAGCGCGATTAGACGTAGCATTAGGGCATATGCTAGACAATGAGCTTGATGATGACAACCTGCTTATCTGCGTGCTGATGTACCCAGTGCTAAAACGGCACTTCAGATATGATGAGTCATTCAGTCATATCGCAAGAGAGCTGACCAAGGCGTTAGGTAAGAAGATAACAGACGTAAAAGTTAAGGCGATTATGGAGCGTGGTGCTGGATTTATTGAGCGGTCGTTGATGGTCGATTAATCTCTTGACACCTCAATGAGCTAGGTGGTAGTATCTGTTTATGCTCCGCATTTTATGTGTTGAGCCACTAAATTCAGCCCTATCATTAACGTGATGGGGCTTTTTTGTACCTAGTCAATTTAGTCACCGACTAGCACATGCCACAGCGATACACTTGCAGATGACGACTGCTAAACATAATGAGCTATCAAAGCGTATTAGATTTGCATGTGATGACAATGCGAGTTGATAGCTAACCTTTTTGCCCGATATGTGATTTTCCATATCGGGCTTTTTTATGTCTACTTTTTGGCAGGGATGCTGATATGTGCGATCTAAGCAACGCTGAAGTCTTTAACCGTTGGAAGCAGTGTAAGAAACAGACTGCCAAGGATTATTGGTACAACTTCCTAAAAAGCCGCGCTGATAGAAGCTATCCAGGCGCACAAAAATACGTAGATGATATGGATTCATTTTTTAATAAATAACCCTTTTTGCCTCCCTTGATTGGACGAGGCATTTTTAACACTCGCTGATTGGAGGTGAGCATGTCGAAAAAGCTCACTAACACTAAGCATCAAATGTTCGTTGATGAGTACATCATTGACTTCAATGCTAAAGAAGCGGCCATTAGAGCAGGCTATAGTCCAAAGACGGCAGCACAGCAAGGCTATCGATTATTGCAAGATGAAGGCATCTCTGCTGCTATTGATGAAGCTATTGCCAAACGTACTAAGCGCATGCACATCACGCAAGACCATGTTTTAGGGTTGTGGTGGCAGATTGCCAACGCTGACTATAACGAGCTGTCTAGCGTGCGTCGTGTTGCTTGTGGTTACTGCTATGGCGACAACATTACGATGAATGATGACGATGATGCGCGAGAGATTGACCCAAGCCGTGACCCTAACCCTGATTGCGGTATATGTAGAGGTGAGGGCTCACCCCATGTGCATATTGCTGACACTAGCAAGCTATCACCTGCTGCCAAGCTCGTTTATCAAGGTGCAAAAGAAACTAAGTTCGGCATCGAGGTCATGACAGCAGACAGAATGAAAGCATTGGATAACGTGGCGCGTCATTTGGGCATGTTTAAAGATACGGTGAACCATGTGTCGGAAGATGGAAGCATGACGCCAATTACCAACAACTTCAACGGTGACGCTCAAGCAGCAAGCCAAGCGTATCAGGATATTATGGGTGGTAAATAATGCCTATCCCTTTTGCATTTGATTTTAAAAATCCTGATTACGCTCAAGTATTTGAATGGCGCATTGAGCGACTACAGCGCATTAGACAAAATCCTGAGTCATTAGCAGCCCTAAAAGCGTTCTACAAAGACAATCCAGCTCAATTTATTATCGATTGGGGCGTAACTTACGATCCACGTAATATTGAGCGCGGCTTACCATCATATATACCGTTTCTGTTGTTCCCAAAGCAAGAAGAGTGGATTCATTGGCTGATGGATGGTTGGAAGTTGCAAAAACCGTCCATTACGGAGAAGACGCGGGATATGGGTATGTCATGGCTCATGATGGGCTTGTCGTGCTCACTAGGCTTACATAATCACGGCTTATCAGTCGGTGTTGGTAGCCGTAAAGAGGAATACGTTGACCTGATTGGCAGTCCTAAAGCTTTGTTTGAAAAAGGCCGTATGTTTTTAAGTGGTCTGCCTCCTGAGTTTCGCGGCGGTTGGATTAGAGAAAAGCACAGCCCTTTTAAGCGCATTATATTACCTGAAACTGGAAGCGTGATTACTGGCGAGGCAGGTGATGGCATTGGTCGTGGTGATAGGGCGTCATTGTATTTTGTTGATGAGGCTGCTTTCTTGGAGCGACCACACTTGGTTGATGCGTCACTGTCAGCTACCACCAACAGCCGTAATGATATATCTACGCCTAACGGCATGAGCAATTCATTCGCACAGCGTCGTCACGGTGGACGTATTCGTGTGTTTACGTTTCATTGGCGTGACGATCCACGCAAAGATGACGTGTGGTACAACAAGCAGCTAGATGAGCTTGATGCGGTCACAGTGGCTCAAGAGATTGACATTGATTACGCGGCATCAGTTGAGGGTGTATTAATACCGTCAGCATGGGTGCAGTCTGCTATTGATGCTCATAAGAAACTGGGTATCGATATCAGCGGTAGCAAGGTGATGGCGCTTGATGTAGCAGACGAAGGTATTGATAAGAACTCTATTGCAGGTCGTCATGGCGTATTGCTTAATCATTTAGATACATGGAGCGGTAAAGGTTCAGATATTTTTGCCACGTCTAAAAAAGCAGTTGAGGCAACCGCTGACAGTCAATCAGAATACTTTTTGTATGATGCCGATGGTTTAGGTGCAGGCGTCAAAGGTGATGCCAGGGTAGTGAATGAGCAACGATTAGGGCTACCTGATGTTGATGCTCATCCTTTCCGTGGTTCGGCTGGTATCTATAAGCCCGAGCGTGAAGACATTGTTGGCAAAAAGAACAGTGACGCTTTTGATAACTTCAAAGCTCAAGCGGGGTGGGCATTACGCAAGCGCTTCTTATTGACACATAGGGCAGTCGCTGAAGGTATGGACTTTGAGCCAAGCGATATCATAAGTATTGATAGCACGCTTGAAGAGCTATCGACTTTGACTACCGAGCTATCACAGCCAACCTACTCAAAAAATAATGCGGGCAAAATACTAATCAACAAAAAACCAAAGGGCACGCCATCGCCAAACCGATTTGATGCGGTGATGATGGTGTTTGCTGACAACATGGTTGAGAGAACCAGAAAACAAACATACGCCACAGCAGGCAAACGCAAATATTAGGTGACAAGATGGCTATATCAGATTGGTTTAACTTTAAGCAAAAGCCGCTTGCCACCAGTGTAAGCAAGGCAACAAGTGGCGGTGCTCTATATTCAGAGCAAGCTATTGATAAGATGAATGTGTTTTTTGACAACCTGATGAAGTTCGATACTGATGAAGTGTTGAGCAATGCAGGTTTGTCGCGTCATCAGTTATCAGTATTGCTGTCTGATGATGAGATTGACGGTAAGGTTGAAACTCGCAGCGACAATCTCATGCAAGCTAAGTACACGTTGTCAGATGGTGATAGTGATATATCAACGTTTATCTATGAGCAATTAGATGAACACTTAGAGACTATTTTGACCGCCGCACTTAACGCCAAGCTATACGGTTATAGCGTGACGGAGATAACGTGGGATAAGTACACAAAGAATAGATCAGGCGTATTTCAGCCTTTATCGGTCGTTGAAAAGCCGATGCAATGGTTTGAGCCTAAGAACGATGGTCGCTTACTGTGGTTCGCTAACAATGGCAGCCAAGGCGTGATCGTTGATACCGACTATAAGTATCTATTGCAACAGTACAAGCCAACGTATGCAGAGCCAAAAGGTAAGGCGTTATTAAGCCGTGTGTATTGGCTGTGGTACTTCAAGAAAAATGGCTGGCAGTTCTGGTCTAAGTTTCTTGAACGATTCGGTGCGCCACTACTGATTGGTACGAGCGAAGGAGATCCGCAAGCATTAGCAGACGCATTGATGGCAGCACACAATCAATCGGTTGTTGCTACGCCAAGCACTGATACAGTTCAATCAATCAGCGCTACGAGCAACGGTGAAGCGTTTAAATCTTATGATGATGCTATCAACAAGCGCATTGCTAAGTATCTGCTAGGCCAGACGCTTACAAGTGGTACTGATACTGGCGGCACTTATGGTCAAGGCTTGGTACATCAAGACCAACAGCAGCGCATTTTAGATGGTGACAAGAAGTTTGCTGAACGATATGTGCAGCAGTTTATTGATACTATCTGTCTGCTCAATGGTTATGAATCGCCTACTTTCAACTTTACGTTTGAAAAGGGTTTGCAGCCTGAGCGCGCAGAGCGTGATAGCAAGTTGTATAGCCAAGGCGTGAGATTTACCGAGTCTTACTATATTGATGCTTATGACTTTAATCCTGATTACATCAAGATAGTCGAAGATACTGCGTCACCAGTGATGCAGCTATCACACAAGCCGAAACAGACCTATCAGTTTGCAGATGGCGATAATGATGAGCAATTCACACCTGAACAGCAAGAGCTTGAACAAGTGGCAGATGATGCCCTAAATGCGAGCGTACAGCCTTTTGATACTGATGATATTAAATCTATTATCGCAAGCATCCAGGGTGATACTGACGATGAGAAAGTTGCTAGTTTACGTGAGACATTATTCAACCGATGCGGTGAAGGTTTAGCTGATAGTGATTTCACTCAATTAGTTAATACTTTTTTAGCTGTGTCTGATGCCCATGGTTTTGCTGATGAATCTAGTGAGGTTTGATTATGGACTTATTAACTATAGCTGCTACATGGGCGCTGGGTGCGTTCACTTTGATGGTTGCTCTGTCAATGGTTATGGTGCCAGTGATAGCGTATTTTATATTCAAAAGCCGTAAAGACTTCTTTAATGATTTCAATAGAAAGAGAAAGTCTACGCGCCGTGATGATTTGTGGTCATGATATACAATAAAGTGAGTAGCCAATGGCAACGACAGCAGCAGCATTTGACGTAAAGTTCATCGAAGCCATTGCTTACGCGCTTAATCGTAATGTGGTCTTACCAGATGAATACTACGACCGCATGACACCTATTCAGCGTCAGCAAGCGGTATCTATTGCAGGGTTGGGGCAGACTGAGCAGATTAAGCATGTGATGGGCTTGGTTAATGACCAACTCGATAGTGGCGGTACATTCGCAGACTTTCAAAAGGCAGTGAAGGACGGTGATATCGATATTAACCTGCCAAGGCATCGGCTCGATAATATCTTTAGAACGAATATTCAAGGCGCTTATGGCCGTGGGCGATGGTATCAACAGCAGCAGAACAAAGTTGAACGCCCGTATTTAATACGTGACGGTATCAATGATATTAGACAGCGCCCAGCTCATAAGGTGCTTGATGGCGTAGTCAGACATATTGATGATCCATTCTGGCAACAGCACTATGCTCCTGATGGGTATCGTTGTCGTTGCATTATGCGTTCGCTTACCGGGTCTCAGGCTCAAGCGAAAGGCATTACCGATGATAGTGACTTGCCTAACGTGCCAAATGATAAAGATTGGATTGGTGGTACTCCTGCACAGTACACGGGCAACATGAATAAGCTAGTCAATGACAAAATAGCCGAGCTTGCTATCACG